CGCCCCAAGCCAACGGCGCGCAAGGCGCTGGCCGGAAACCCCGGCAAGCGAGCCCTGAATAAAGATGAACCTGTTTTTACGCCCATCAAAGGTGTTGAGCCACCGGAGTGGTTCGCTGAAGAAGATCTCCCTCTCGCCACGATCATGTGGCAACTGACAACCAAAGAACTCTGCGGTCAGGGCCTGCTGTGCGTGACTGACCTGGCGGTACTTGAGCGGTGGTGTGTGGCCTATGAGTTCTGGCGACGTGCCGTGAAAAATATTGCCAGACAGGGTAACACCATCACCGGTGCAATGGGTGGCATGGTCAAAAATCCGGAGCTGACCGCCAAAAAAGAACAGGAGTCCGAGATGAGCAGCACGGGGGCAATGCTCGGACTCGACCCCAGCAGCCGACAGCGTCTGATTGGCCTGGCGGGGAAGAAGAAAGCCACTAACCCGTTTCTGACAATCTGAAAATCATCGAATCATGAGCCGGAAATCTTACCCCAACGTAAATGCTGCCAATCAGTATGCCCGGGATGTCGTGCGCGGAAAGATTGTGGCCTGCCAGTTTGTGATTCAGGCCTGCCAGCGCCATCTTGATGACCTGATGGCGGAAAAAAGTAAGTCGTTTCGTTACCGCTTCGACAAGGATCTGGCTGAACGGGCCGCCAAATTTATTCAGCTGTTGCCGCACACCAAGGGTGAGTGGGCATTTAAACGGATGCCCATCACGCTGGAGCCGTGGCAGCTATTTGTGATCTGCTGTGCGTTTGGCTGGGTCAATAAAGGCACCCGGTTGCGCCGCTTCCGGGAGGTGTATACCGAAATCCCCCGTAAGAACGGCAAATCAGCAATCTCTGCCGGTGTTGCCCTGTATTGTTTTGCCTGTGATAACGAGTTTGGCGCGGAAGTGTATTCCGGTGCCACGACAGAGAAACAGGCGTGGGAAGTCTTTCGCCCGGCGCGACTGATGTGTAAACGCACACCCATGCTGACGGAAGCGTTCGGGATTGAGGTTAACGCCTCAAACATGAACCGTCCGGAGGATGGCGCGCGGTTTGAACCGCTGATCGGTAACCCCGGTGATGGATCATCACCCCACTGTGCGGTGGTGGATGAATATCACGAGCACGCCACCGATGCGCTTTACACCACGATGCTTACCGGGATGGGGGCGCGACGTCAGCCACTGATGTGGGCCATTACTACTGCCGGGTACAACATTGAGGGGCCGTGCTACGACAAGCGGCGGGAAGTTATCGAGATGCTCAACGGCTCGGTGCCTAACGATGAACTGTTCGGGATCATCTATACCGTTGATGAAGGTGACGACTGGACCGACCCGCAGGTGCTGGAAAAAGCCAATCCAAATATTGGCGTGTCGGTTTATCGCGAATTTTTGTTAAGTCAGCAGCAGCGTGCGAAAAATAACGCCCGTCTGGCAAACGTCTTTAAAACAAAACACCTCAATATCTGGGTGTCGGCGCGTTCGGCGTATTTCAACCTGGTGAGCTGGCAGAGCTGCGAGGATAAATCACTGACCCTTGAGCAGTTCGAGGGGCAGCCGTGCATTCTGGCCTTTGACCTGGCGCGTAAGCTGGATATGAACAGCATGGCGCGACTTTATACCCGCGAGATTGACGGTAAAACGCATTACTACAGTGTGGCTCCGCGCTTCTGGGTACCGTATGACACGGTGTACAGCGTCGAGAAAAATGAAGATCGCCGGACAGCCGAACGCTTTCAGAAATGGGTGGAAATGGGCGTTCTGACCGTTACCGATGGTGCAGAGGTGGATTATCGCTACATCCTCGAGGAGGCCAAAGCGGCGAACAAAATCAGCCCGGTCAGTGAGTCACCCATCGACCCCTTCGGGGCGACCGGGTTGTCGCATGACCTTGCTGATGAAGACCTGAACCCCATCACCATCATTCAGAACTACACCAACATGTCCGATCCGATGAAAGAACTGGAAGCGGCGATTGAATCGGAGCGCTTTCATCATGACGGCAATCCCATCATGACCTGGTGTATCGGCAATGTGGTCGGCAAAACCATTCCGGGTAACGATGATGTGGTGAAGCCCGTCAAAGAGCAGGCGGAAAACAAAATTGATGGTGCAGTTGCGCTGATTATGGCGGTTGGCAGAGCCATGCTGTACGAGAAAGAAGACACGCTGTCTGATCACATTGAGTCCTACGGGATCCGCTCGCTTTAACTGAGGTAATTATGATCATGCTGATTCTCGCGCCTCTGGTGGGCGTGCTGGGTGCGCTTTTGCTGGCGTATGGTGCCTGGCTGATTTATCCCCCGGCGGGGTTTGTTGTTGCCGGGGCGCTGTGCCTGTTCTGGTCGTGGCTGGTGGCGCGATATCTCGACCGTACACAGCCGTCTGTCGGCGGAGGTAAATAGTGTTCTTTTCGGGATTATTTCAACGAAAAAGTGACGCACCGGTGACCACGCCAGCAGAGCTGGCGGATGCTATCGGGCTGTCATATGACACCTATACCGGAAAGCAGATCAGCAGCCAGCGGGCCATGCGACTGACGGCGGTTTTTTCCTGCGTCAGGGTGCTGGCGGAGTCGGTCGGGATGTTGCCCTGCAACCTGTATCACCTGAACGGCAGCCTGAAACAGAGAGCCACCGGCGAACGTCTGCATAAGCTGAT